AACAAGATCTCTTCTAAGATTTTGTCCTTTTTCTTTATCAGCATACAGAGGAAGTTTTTCAGATAAGACCTGTCTTTCTTTTTCCAGATATTGATTGTATGTGCGTTCTTGTTCTTGCTGTTTTTCAGATTGAATACGCTGTTGTTCTTGTTGAGCAACTTGTAAGGCTTCTTTACGCCTATCTAAATCAGCTTTGACTCGGACATACTCGGCTGGATTTTCTTGATATAATCTATCCAGATCTATTGGATTATCCGTCTGTTGTAAATGTTGAGTTAATACCTGAAGTTGTTGTTGGTAATAATCTCTTTGTTGCTTAGCCACATCGTACTCTTTAGACAAATTAGATTTTAAAGAGTCAATTTCTTTTCTCTCTTCTGCTAACTTTTGTGTCTTCTGAGTATAATCCTTCTGTCGAAGTCGTTCTTTTTTGATTTCTTCTAAGGTTAGTTTCTCTCCGTCAATGTCGATAAACTCCTCGTTACTTTCAATCGGTAATTCTTCGTCTAGTAGGTTGATAAGCTCTGCATCTTCTCCGAGGTCTTCGTTATTCTTATTAGAGTCGCTTTCCTTTGGGTTGGACACTTCACTCTCGATTTCACGAGTCCTTGTGGCTTCAGATTTACTTGATTGCTCTTGTAAACCCAAAAGGGTCTTCATGTCATCGACTGCATCATGTTCGCTTTTGTATATTTTCTGTTCAACTGGTTTCTGATTTACAGAATTATCAGTTGCAGAGTCCATTGCTGGTTGTTCTGCCATATTCTCTCCTTAGATTATTGAGATTGTTTTTCTTTGGTTGCTAACTTGCCAGTCTCTAATACAGACTGGAGTTGCATCAAAACAACTTCTAACATTCTTCTCATGCGAAAAATGTTTTCCCTTTGTTCTGAACTTGTTTCCTCTGAGTTTAACCATTGGTTCATTAACTCAGCACGAATTTTGTTTACAGACTCGATAAAAATCTCGTCTTCTAAAATTTGTTTAGCTCTATTACCTCTTGTGATTTCTTGATCAGACATTAGATACCGCCTCTAATAATTCCATTACCAACAGATTTACCCGCTCTAGTATTATCAAAACCAGTTCGTTGATTATTATTATTATTATTTTTAGTGTTGTAAGAAACTATCTGTGAAGCTCCATACTTAGACTCAAATGGATTGACAGTGACATTAGCGTTATTGTCTTGATAGACCTGACTACCAATATAATCAGCTTTGTCACCTCGTTTAGTATTATCTGCTATGACTTGAGCTTCTTCGGCTGACTTACCTAAAACATTCTGGGCAAAATCAAGCATATTATTTTGAGCTAGTTGGTTCTCCCATGCTTGGTTGTTTTGAACTAAGTTTAAATTACCGCCTTTAGCAAAATAATAACCATCGTCTCTTTTGTCTATAATACCGGCATTTAATAATTTATTAGCATCTAAATAAGTTCCTAATTGAGCTAAAGGTGAAAATCTTTTAAATAAACCCGATAGTCCATCACCATAAAAATCTAATTTACCAGAACCATAATATTCACTACCTAGTCCTAAATTCATAAATGCGTTTTGTTCTGGGCTATAAACACTTCCTACATCTCGGTAAATAGGATCAGTGGTTTCTTCACGATCACTTTCAATTTGTTCTGTAATAGGTACACACTGACCTAAGACCGGGTCATAGGTTTGGCCAATCGGACACGCATAAGGATCATCAGGGGTGGTTTCTTGTGTTACAGCAGTATTTAGTAATGGATTAGGATAAATAGCTGTTGGGTCAAGTTCACCGGCTAATTCTTGTTGAGTTCTTAAATCAAATAAAGGATTACGGAAATTACCAGCACTATTGGTGTTATAAGTAGTAGGTGTATTTATTCTATTTTGAATGACATCTTGATATGTCTTACTTTGCATAAACGGAGTAAAAGTTGCCATTATCTACCTCTTAAAAAATCCTTTGCTAGTCTTTCGTTTTCTAATTGTTCTCTATTTTGATCATTAATAATTTGTGAAGCTAATTTTTCTTTTTGATAGCTTTCTAAAGTCTGATCACGAATAACTTCTGTTGCTAATCGTTGTTGATCTAAATCAAGGCGTTCTCTTTTCAGTTGATCGTCTTGTCTCATTTTAGTTGCTTTTAATTGTGCGTCTGTTTGTTGTTTTTGAGCTTTAAGTTGTAAGTCCGCTTTGTCTTTTGCTTGTTTCATCATTAGCTCTTGTTGAGCTAGAACCATAGCCGGATCAGGTTTTGGTGGTTGCGGTTGTTGCGGAGGTTGGGTGGCGGGGTTATTAAAAAATTGCCCGGCATCTTTGTATCCCGCATTCTCTAAATAACGCTCAATAGTATTGTAAATTTTTTGTGTATCGACTAATCCCATACCACCTTTAGAAATGAGTTTTTCTTGAACATTTAAAATTCTAGTTAAAACATCTAATCGTTGATCTTGAGATCCTGTTCCTAAACCAACTACAACAGTTGCATTATAACGATCTACCCACTCTCTAGGATTAATAGGAATAAACTTACCTCGTAAACGAATAATTCTTTCGTGATCTTGATGAGTACAAATTAAGGTTAATAAACCTTGAAATAACTTTTTAACACCATCCGCAAAGTTACGAGCAATCATCTCAATTCTTTGAGTCGAGGCGTTCATCATTAAATTAGAACTGACCGCAGTTGTATGAGATTTATTTATCTGATCAGCATCTAATCCCATCTGGACTTTAGAGACACCTGATCTTGCTTCTCTAATTTCATCGATCTTGCCTATCATAGCTAGGCCTTCATTAATGAAGTTAGGGGTAGCTAAAGGCTTCACTGCATCTGGGCTTTTTACTCGGACAATTCCACCGGGTCGAGAGACCAGTAGATCATCAATATTAGCCATCGAGTCTTGTACCACCAAACGAGCATTGTTCTGGAGGTAGGCATTGTTTAAGATTTGTCTTAGTAGTGTGGTTTTGATTTCTTGGATATCACCAATTAAGTCATACATAGACAAACCAAAGAAACGATGAGGCATGGGAGTAGCCACAGCCATTGCATAAGGTATTTGTTCAATCTCTTCATTTTCTAATAGCTTATAATTATTATAGCCATTACCACCCACTGTAACTTTTCTCAGTTCAGCTATACCATCGCCATCAAAATCACATTTTAGATAACACTCCGTTACTAAAACTGTCGTCATTGTCGGATCAATGTTTTGATAATTAAAATCAGTTGTATGATCTTCGTAAGATTTACGAGTTACAGCTTCATCGTTATAAACTTCTTCATCACTCGGTGGGAGTTCTTCTACGATCTTACGATCAAATCCCATATCCACTAATTCAGATCGTGTTTTGTAAACTCGTTGGGCAACAAAATTACAATCATCTAAAGAAGTGGCGTAACGAGAAACCATCATGTTCTCTGGAGGAACATTTTCAATAACCACTCGACCTAAATCTTTTACTCTTTTGACTTCAACATCATAGAGCATCACTCCTTGATTGTTGGTTTCTTCTTCAACAGAAACAACTTCAATTTCATTATCTAGTAACAGAGACTGATATTCTTCTTCTGTTAATTTAGAATAATTTTCTTTTTTCTGTTGTTTAGAAGTCTTCCAATAGAATTTAACAAATCCGTTTTTAGAGATCAGGGCATCTTTAAACATTGTATGCAAGATCTGATAACCATTATTATCTTTAGCAAAGATATGATTAATATAATCAGTTGCTTGATCTGCATATTCAACATCATCTGGTTGTTGAGGTTCAAATCGAACTATACTTTCACCTTGAGTAAAAATTCTCATCATAGAAGGCATAATCGTTTCAATCGTCTCTAATAAATCTTGTGAGACTACTTGTGATTGACCTTCTACTTCATTGCCTAGAGGTTCTCCTAGGTAAAATTTTAATCCTCTTCTGCGATGTTCAGATAAATCACCACCATAAAATCCTAATGAGTTAGTGATCTCTTGTGAAACCAGAGATAATAATTTGTCTTTGTTTAATTTTGCCATTTTATACGATTGCTAATTTCGGATAGTTAATCTTTGAACTCCAATGTTTACTTTCATTTAATCCCACACACATATATCGGAATGCGTCTGCACTATGCGATGTCCAATTATGTTCGGGCCTGTTTTTACTTTCGCCTTTTTCGTTAGTTGCCCATCGATATTGGCGTAGTGCGTCTAAACCTTGTTTTGTTTTTTCATAATCAAACCAGCATCGACCTAATGTCATGCGTACCTGATTAATTCCGTCTTGAACGGATAATTTAGGAACAATCGAAACGGGCATTCCTAAGGATTGAGCGACCTCAAATCGTGATTTACCAGTTCCTAGTTCTCGAACTTTTGCATCATGGGGAAAATAATGGGTGTCATACAGATATCCTTTGTTCTGTAGAACTGATGCGTAATATTCTAAACTCTCCCCGGAGTCTTCAAAATAATCAATGATATGGATTGCTGAACCTACTTGTTGGATAAACCAAATAGAGGTTTTGTCTTGCATTCCCAAATCCCAAAAGGTGGAAACTTTATAAGCGGAGTCATAAGGTATTTTAGTCACTCGACCTTCTTCATCGCATTTCGTTAAGGATGCGGAGTAGATACTTCCAATGGCCTGAGCTTCGAATGAGCATTCATATTCAGCCTCATAGACCTCTGGAGGCATAATTCTTTTGGCTTCTTTAAGCTCTTCAGCTTCAATAATGCCTGTTTCGGAGGCCTTAAAGATCTTACCGAACCAGCTTTCTTCCTGTTGAGAGAGTTGATACATCTCGAATAAGGGAGAGGAAAATCCATTCGGG